ATACATTGCTTTAACTGTTACCGGAGTTGGAGCTTCACAAAAGCATCAAGTGACTAATTTAGAATTTAAATTGTGGAAAGAGTAAAATAATGGGGCGGGCATAGTCTCGCCCCTTAATTTTTTGTTATGAAAAAATTTGAAGTAATAAAAGAATTTGCAGGAATAAAAAAAGGCGAAAAAATTAATGTAAATCCAGTGCGACAAAAGCACATGCTGGATGCTGGTTATATTAAACCGATTAAAACCAAAGTTGCAAAAGAGAAAAAAGCAACGAAGTTGGACCCGATTGAAAAGAAAAAACTTGACAAATAATGCAAGTCAAATATTCCAACATAGGAACGGAACCAATCACAGTTGATGAAGTCAAAAATTATCTAAAAATAGACTTCACAACTGATGACACTTTAATTAGTGACCTGATTACAGGTGTACGTGAAGCTATCGAAGAATTTACAGGATTGGCGTTAGTTGTTAAGACAATCACATATTTTGATGAAGATATTGAAGATGAAATAATTTTACCATATCCTGAACACGATGAAATCACAGAAGTTAAGTTTAATGGAACTGTTTCAACTGAATACACAAAGACCGGATTGTCTCAATTTATTATAAAACCTACAATAAGTTTAATTGATGTTACCGGCACTTTGCAAAATGCAGGCGTTGAAATTACTTATACAACTTTAGGCACGTGCCCAAAAGCTATTAAACTTGAAATGTTACGGCTATTGGCTGAGAAATACGAACGACGTGGAAATACATTTGAGGGTGCAATAGCAGACTTAACAGAAAACAGTTACGCGAACTTAATGCCATTTGTACAAGCATGAATCCAGGAAAACTAAATAAAAGGTTGAAATTGATTTCCGTTACAAGGGTAAGCGACGGGATAGGCGGGTACACCGAAACAGAATCAACCGCTAAAACAACTTGGGGGAGCTTGGAGCCGATGAGCCAACGGGAACAATTGATTTACGGACTTGAAACCGGAAGCCGGAGTTACAGATGTTTTTTAAGATATGATGAGAATTACAATATAGACCAAAACTATCAAATTGAATGGACTGATAGATTTTCTAAAACAAGACGGTTCAGGATAGTTCAGATATTAAGCATTGATGAAGGGGCGAGGGTTTGGAGTTTAATTTTACATGAAAGGACTGATTAATGGGAGGACAGATTGAAATAGATAAAATGAGCAGACAACGTGTAATGCAGTCTTTGCAAGGTTTAGAAGATGTTCCTTTTGATGAAGCATTAATCAGAACTTTGTTTAAAATAAAAGCACTGGCACAATTAAGGATTAGAGAAAAAGGACACATCGTAACATCCAGATTGAGAAATTCGTTGTACGTAAAATACCCTGAACAATCAAAGGCCGATAGTGTAGGTCGTAAATATAACGAGGCCGGTTCATCTGACAATAATCAAAATTATTCATGGAACGCAACAAAGAATCAGCCGGCAGGAAGTGGAAACAGGGATTTAAAAACAGTCAATTTGAAAATTGGCGAAGGCGCGGTTGGAACAAACGTAGATTATGCCGGTAAAATTGAAAGAATGGACAGCTATCTGTATTGGGGCGCGAAAAACATAAACAAGGACGTTAAAAGATATTTTCAGGACATAGTAAGGAATTCTAAAAATAAATTTGTCAAATGAATTATCCTGAATCAGCATTATTAACCGGATTAATCAGCGCAATAAATACAAAGTTGCCTGCACGTTCTGTTTATACTATTCCGCCAAAAGATTCAGATTATCCTTATATCTTGATTAATCAAACTGACTTTCAGGAAATAGGAAGCAAAGGAGGGTTCATTTATCGGTTTGAACCGCTTATTCAGGTAGTGTACAAAGACGTTTCCAGCTTGGTAGGCTTGTTATCTGACATGCAGGAAATACACGAAACGGTAAAAAACAGCCGTAATGATATTATCGTAACAGGTTACAATGTCATCGCGTGTGAATTAATAAATACTAACCGTACTACTGAATTATATGAGTGGGGACGTTTAGATATTGGTTTAATCAGATTATTAATTGATTTATATTAAAAGTTATGGGAAAAAATGCAACAAACATCGTATTAAAAATAGGTTCAGTTGAACTTATTGGAGAAACAAATCATTCGCTTAGTTCATCTGCGGATGTTATTGACGTTTCAAGTAAGGCAAGCGGAAGAACTCGTAGGATATTGTCAGGTCGTGTATCTGAAAATATATCATTTGAATCACTGCTTGACGACACTAATGACACTGATTACGGGTATAAAGAAGCTCATGGAGCGTTAAAGGCTGGAACTTTGATTACTTTTACTATAATGGAAGTTGACGGCGACGGAGTTCAGGTTGACGGCACGGATGAAGTTTCTGGAAGTGGTTACATAACTTCGTTAACCAAAGATGCACCGGACAACGATCGTTCAACAATGTCGGGTACAATTGAAGTAGATGGAGACTTGACCGTTGAAACTTACACACTGGTATAATGGGACGTATTGAACTAATTTTAACACACTTTAGAAAGTTTTGGTTTATCCGTATTCCGGTAAAAATCAAAGTAGGATTCTTGTTTTGGAATGAGGCGATTCTTTTGGTTGCACGGGAAATGAAAATTGAGTTAAAAGACTTTTTTTCTTGGGCTGAAAAGAATCAAACGCTTTATTTCACGGAGATGCTTTACGCTTCATATTTGGTTTGGTGTAAAGAAAATTTTGTAAAACCAAAATTAAGTAAACGTGAATTAGTTTATTCATTTTCTACATTACCGGAAAGTAAACAGAAAGAGTTGATGAAAGTATGGTCTGAATCTGAATCGTTTGGTGTTAAAGAAGAAAAAAAAAAGGTGAAAAAATAACTTTTGATGAGTTCTATTCATTGTGTGTTGGATTGGTTCAAATACCTCCGCGCGATTTCTGGAAGTTGACGTTCGCGGAGACACTGGTTATCGTTCGGGGGTATTATTTGAACTTGGGTTACCGGAGTTCTGATTTCAGAAATTTGTTAACATTAAATTATAATGTAAATTCAAAACATAAAAAGAATCCACAGCAGTTATGGCCTTTAAATATTGACACTGAATTTAAGAAACAATATTCAGAGGAGGAACTTAAAAAACGGAATCAAAAAATCCGGCAATTACTAAAAAATAAGAAAAAATGAAGCTTGCAGATCTCTATATTCGTTTGGGTTTAAAAGACCGTCAGTTCAAACAAGGCATGGACGGGGCGCAGAAACGAACAAACAAATTCGGGGCTGCTATGAAAAAAGTCGGCGGAATTATTGCCGGAGTATTTGCTGTTTCCGCAATAAAAAGATTCATAACGAGTTCAATAAAAGCTTATGATGTTCAGATACAAGCAGAAAGAAAACTTGCAGCAGCAATAAAAGCCAGCGGTGGTGAGGTAAGGCGAACACTTAAAGATTATAAAAATTTTGCATCTGGATTGCAAGATATTTCAACCGTTGGAGATGAGGCAACCTTAAATATGCTTTCAGTTGCTCAATCAATGGGAGTTACCGGCGATGCTGCGAAATTAGCTGTAAAAGAAGCTATTGCCTTGTCTAAGGCAATGGGAATGAGTGAACAATCTGCTATTAGATACACAGCAGCATTAGAATCTGGCAATTCAACTATGCTTGCAAGGTATTTGCCTACGTTAAGGGCAATAGAGGGCAATGCCGAAAGAACAGCTAAGGCTCATGAATTGTTAGGTAATATGTTCTCACAGGTTACCGAAGAAGCAAATAGTGGATTAGGACCTTTGAGACAGTTAGAAAATGCAATAGGAGATTTAAAAGAAACAATAGGGGCACTTATAGTTGAAGGTGGTGGTTTTATTGATTGGATTAAGGGTTCAATTGATGAAATAAAAACATGGAATACCATACTTTCAGATGACAATACTTCTGCTATTAAAAAATGGATGCTTTTCCTGACAGGAAGTAAAAAGAAATGGAAAGAATTTGCGAATGATATAAAGAATAGTGCTATTAGTATGTCTGAATCTATTTATAAAACAGGAATGGATTTAGACGATTCAAACAAGAAGCAAGAAAAATCTACTCAAACAGTAATTGAAAGAATAAGGGAACTTCAAACACAAATTTCAGAAACCAAAAAATTAATGGTTCCCAGCGCTGAAATTAATGTTTTTAAACAAGCACAAAAAGACGTTGAAGCGTTAGAAGCAGAATTAAGGAAATTGCAAGATGCAATACCCAAATCATTAGCACCACGAATTGAAGCGCCTTCCGCAATGACCGGACAAGCAGGAACGCCACAGATAGGCGAAACATCCGCCCCTGTTCCTACTGGTTTAGCTGACATGTCTGGATTTCTTGAACAGAACGCAGAAAAGACACGTCAATACATGGCCGACATGAATGAGGAGTGGGACACCTTTGGTCAACAACTAAGCGAAACAATACAATCAGGGGCTGTTGATGCTATTGCAAGTTTTTCTACAATGATAGGAGAATTATTCTCAAAAGACGTAAATATGGAAGGATGGGGAAATAGAATATTAAGCCAACTTGGTAAATTTTTAGGTACTTTGGGTAAAATGTTAATTGCTTTTGGAGTTGGAATGGAAGCATTTCAAGCATCTATTAAGGATTTCTTCGGTTCTAATCCATTATTAGTTATTGCCGCCGGTGCTGCATTAGTTGCAATAGGTGGCGCAATTGGTTCTTATACACGAAATGCTGCATCTTCCGGCGGTGGTGGTGGAGCCGGAAGTTCACCGCAAAGAATATTTGACGCTTCAAAATTTGCAACAGGAAATAAAGAATCTGAAATAAATG